CTAAATGGCTGAAGGTTTACCTACCCCCAAATCTAGGGAACAAATATTGTCGGAAATGCTCACGGAGTATACGGGGCTGACTGGTGTTAACGACCTTAATACAGGATCGGTTTTAACTCAGTTTTTTGATGTTGTAGCAAGATCTGTAGCACGTACCTCAGGTGATATATTTCAAGTACTTAGAGATTATTCTGTCGACAGAGCTACTGGAGAGGCTCTAAACAGAATTGGCGAAGAAGAAAGAATTTTTAGAAAAACTTCAAGAACCGCAAATGGAGTTGTTAAGGTAATTGATTCTTCGTTTCAGAAAATATCTACAAAAGTTTATGCAGGAGCCTCATCTCCAAATATTGGCTCAACCGTTATAAAAGTGTCTGACGCTTCTCAGTTCCCGACATCAGGAACTTTATATATAGGAAGAGGAACTCCAAATATTGAGGGACCATTAAATTATATAGCAGCTTCTCAAATAGGAGCATACTGGGAAATTACACTAGCTTCTCCTACGACAAAATTTCATAATATTTCTGAAACAGTGATTCTTGGACAAGGCGGAACTCGAAATGTTTCTGTTGGAACGACAGTTTCTTCGCCGGGATCTGGAGCTATAGCAGACATCAGTTATACGGTATCTTCTGCCGCCATTCTTCTTGATGGTGAAAACGAAAATCCTTTTGTACAAGTTGTGGCTCAGGAACCGGGATCTGCGTCAAATGCTCCTGCAGGAGCCATAAGGCAATTCGGATCTGTCCCATTTACAGGTGCAGAAGTTATTAATGAACGACCTTTTACAACTGGTGCCGATACCGAATCTGATGATGATTATAGAGATAGAATTAAAAAAGAAAGATTATCAAGAGGACTAGGAACTGCTTTAGCTGTTAAAAACGCCGTCCTTGGTGCTCAAGCTACAGATGAAAATGCTGTTGTAACCTCAAATGAGATTGATACTACAAATCCCGAAGAAACTATTCTTTACATTGACAATGGTCAAGGATATGAAGAAAAAACTGAAGGGGTAGGGATTGAATTTATCATAGACTCAGCAATTGGTGGGGAAAGAAGTTTTCAGCTTTCTACCGGAGGAAGACAAACTTCTGTTGCCAAGGCTTTTTTACTTTCTTCAGAAACTTCTCCATACAATATAAAAGCCTATGACAAGCTGGCTATTCTTGTAGGAGGATTAATATCGGAGCATATCTTTGGAGAAAATGATTTTAAAGCAATAGGATCTGCCACTGCATACGAAATAGTTGCTAGTATTAACAATAATACTGACTTAAAATTTGAAGCAACAACAGCAGATAGCGGAGCTAAAGTTTTAATTAAAGCAAAAACAGAAAATGATGAATTTTTACAATTATCTACACCGACCACAGGAGTGGATGCTGGACCTATTTTAGGATTTCCGAAAAACGAAATTAGAAGTATTCTACTCTATAAAAACAGAGAATTGTTAGACAAAAATGGAAGAGTTGCATTTGTAGTGTCTAAAAAACAGTTCGACTGGAACAATTCTATAACCGCTGGTGACACTTTAATTATATCAGTGGATGGTACAGATCCGATAACTTACACTTTTACAAATCAAGATTTCTTAGACGAGGGACAACACTCTACTGTCACCAACCAAAACACCTTGTCGTCTTGGGCTAATGTTATTAACAATAAAGTAACAGGTATTACAGCTGAAGTAAACGGAGAACAACTAAAATTAACGAGTAATCTAGGATCAGCAAACAGAGCCGGTATTTCTATAGACCCTGCTTCAGCACTTGTTGCAAAGGGTATGTTTTCAGCATCTATCGGTCTTTCTGCTCAAGGCAATGAGGCTGATTTTGAATTATCAAGGAATACTGCTCAAATTAAATTAAAATCACCTCTTGCTAAAGGTGATTCTTTAAAACTAGGCTCCGAATATACTCGAGCCGAAATAAATAGCAAGAAAATTCTTGGCGGTCAAACAACCGTTTCCGGTTCGGCATATGTATGGCTTCTTGTTGATGACGTAAACGCTGAACCTGTTTCTATTGGAGTTACCGGAGATAGCTTTTTGAATGTGTCTAAGCCGGGTTCGGGTATTATTAGATATACTAGTACTGTACTTAGTGCTTTTGATGATGTTGAAATTGGTGACTATGTGATTATATGGTCAGATGAATTATCTTCCGCAAACAGATTAGAAGGTCGTGTACACGCTGTAACTTCTACTACACTTGATATTAAGGTTACAGCAACAGAAGAGTCTGCTGCTGTTGCTGAAGGTCCGATTCTTTTTACTGAAGGATTTACCGTCGTCAGATGTGAAAAAACTCCTCAAAAAATTAAAGTTCCTACCGGTATTTACAATATAAACACAATTGCAAATATCATGAATAATCAATTAAAAAATGCTACGGTAAAAATTGATAATGATGAAATTTTTGTTATCAGAACAAATACCGAAGCACTAGATGGCGGATTGTTTTTGGTCGATTTTAATGATCCTGCAAAATCTCTTAATTTTATAAAACATTCTATTTCTCAAAGCATTAATTCTCAACTTGCTTTTTATGAATCAGGGAATCAGGACAGGCAATTTCCGGCATTTATACACGGAAAAATAACAACAGATGTTTTTGCTGATCCTTCGGACAGCTTTATTTCTAGCATAACTTCCAGCGAAAACTTGACAACGCTTGGAGCAGATCCTTCTGGTTTTTTATGTTTTTCTCAACCATATAATTCCGTTGATGATGTGGTTTCTACAGAATGCACAGAAATACAAAACTTTTCAGGTTCATCAATTAATTTAGAACAAAGTGTTTTCTACAGAAGAAGCAGAATAGATGACAGATACCATATTTTGAATGGGTTTGATTTTGGACACGAGGATTCTATAGTAGCAATACTAGATAATGATCCGAATCAAAAAACTTTTAACATGCCGTTGTACAGGACTGCTGTTACAAATATTACTCTTCCCGTAAACCCGGACGAGTTTCGTGCATACGATTTGGAAGGCGGGAACTCAGATTTTACCGATTTTTTTGATACAGATTTTAATTTTGATAATTATAAATGTTTAATGCAAGCAAAAAATATTATAGATCCTGGAAATCCTACTGGAATTACCGTTCCTGCAACAAATGAAGATGCTATTCTTTATAGATCTGTAGAATGGGGTAGATCCGGAGAAAAAATTGGAGTTGGATATTTTTATCCTACCTCTCCTGGTCAAGGAATAACTCATATTGCAGAAGTTAACGAACAAGTTAATATAAAAATTTTCTTAAAATCAGGCGCTTCAAGATCAACCGCTGTCGATGGGACTACTGAATGGAATATTACAACGATTCCTTTATCAGCGTCTGTAGATTCAGTAACATATACTTACTCAGGAACGGGTACTGCTCCAGATTTATCTTCGATTATTGTTGGAGACTATGTATCAATTTTTAATACAGGTGAATTTGATGTCAAAAATACTGGATCTTTTAAAATAGATTCATTTACTTCATCAAGTTTTACAGTAAAAAGACCTGCGGGAGCTGCTGTTGTTGAGTCAAATATAGCAACATTACAAAATAGTACTATTTCATTTTTTGAATCATCGGCCACAACCGCTCAAGAAATTGTTGATTACGTAACTAGTGATCTGTCTTTATTCGTCACAGCCTCTCTGGTTGACGACGGAGGATTAACAGGAGCTGGTGTAATAGACGATTCCACAGAAGAAGATTTGAATTATACAGATAGTTTTGTTAGACTGGTTGATGGTAAAAACTATATTTTGTCTAGTAATCTAGCAGCCGGGGCGGGGCTTCCTCAGTTTACTTTTAAAAATTCATTATCTTTAGATTCTTTTTCTACAAATACATCTAATGCTTATAATTTTAATAACGGCGAAAAAATAAGACTTATTCCTATTACGGCAAATCAGGTTTCTGATTTTTTAAATGTCTTAGCAGTTACAGGTTTTACAACACTCGGAGATATAAAAACCGTTGATAGAAATTCTAGATTGCAATTGTCCACAACCTTAGTAGGAGAGACAGGATCTATTCAGATAGCAGGAGGTTTAGGTACTTTATCTTCTGCCGCAGTAGAAGGAAGCTGTTCTGTAATAGGAGAGCAATCTGATAGAAGTTGTATTGTTTCTATTAATTCTGCATCGGCAGCCGGATTTCATTCGGACCAATGGGTTAAAGTTTTTGCTTCTGATAAACAGAGAAAGATAACCCTGATCAATGCTCTTAATTCAATCAAAATCACTTCATCAACCCCTACGCTAGGGTCTTCTAAAATAGAGATTTTTGATAGAGATGTCCAGCAAAGGTTTTTTGGAAGAAACCGTTACCATACTCGTACACTAGGTAAAACGTTTAAAGTTGAAAAACAAGGACAGTTTACTTGTATTTCTTGGGATGATATAGGAACAGAACCTTTCTTTTTAAAAACAAATATTAATTTAAAAGACGCTGTTTCAGGCACTTTAACAATCTATAAAAATGACATTACAAATGCTGTGGATATTACCGTTGATTCGGGAGATATGAGGTTTGATGAAGTCGCAATTGGTGATTTGTTAACAATTTCTAACAGAATTAATTCCGAAAACAATGGACAATTCTTAGTTATTGGCCGTAGTAATGATTCAAAAACACTTCGTATTTCAAATGAAAATGCTATAAACGAATTGATACAAGGTAGTTTCACTATTACAGATAATACAACAGTAGTTGGAGGTATTTTTACAGTAGGAACTACGGTATTGACTGAGGGAATAGATTTTGTTGTCGGACCTACTCTAGATGACACCGCTTCTAATCTTGCAGCAGCCATTTCTCTTTTACCTAACATAACTGCTACTTCTGCTTTATCTGTTGTAAACATTGTAAGCGATGTTCCAAATGTTACAGTGGCACTGGCATTTTCTGGATTAGGAGCTACTCCAAGCGGAGCTTTTATGATTGCTCCAGCTTATGCTTCAGGTGATTTGTCTGTTCAATCAGAAGTTCAAGAAGGAGATTCTGTTAGCATATTAAGTGACTTTAATATATTAAATCAGGGAGTCTACCGTATAGTTAGGAGATTTAAAAATTCTATCTATATTGACAATCCAAATACAGTTGAAGAAGAGGTAACACTTGTTCTTCAAGCCGTAACAACTGGGTCAGATGCTTCTACAGAATACAATATTGATAAATTAAACGGTATAAACAAACTAAGCTGGAGCGGAGCAGGCCAAGAGCCGTCTCTTGAAAACATGCGCCCGGGTGATGTGATTACTTTTGGGACAGATTTTAATATTTCTAACAGAGGATCTTTTCATGTTGTTGATTCTGGAGAAAAATTAAAACAAATTACAAAACTTACAATGTCATCAGGAACTACCATTAATTCTGGAGAATATGCTTTAATTAACAGTGCTGACGATAATACAGAATATTATCTGTGGTATAACGTTGATTCGGCAGGAGGAGATCCGGGATTGTCAGGTAAAACTGCAATACCTGTTGCTGTAGTAGCCACTGGTTTACCAGCAAATATTGACACACCCGCTTCTTTGGCTATAAAAACAGCAAACTCAATTAACACAATTGCTGGTGTTGACTTTTCGGCAATTGCTAATGGAAATACGGTCATAGTAACAAATACAGCATATGGTCCAGCTACCGATGCGGTTAATGTCGATATTTCTGGAGATTTTGAGGTAGAAATTACACAAGAAGGAAGAAGAAATTTTGTAGACTATATTAACGTAAATGGAGTAAGCGAAGCAGGAATTATTATTTCAGATATTCTTCAATTTCACAGAGAAGCTCTTAAATTCAAAGAATATGAGGGAGCAATTCCTGGAGATACTTTTGTAATTACCAACAGCTTTTTAGGTGCTTCAAATAAAAAAAGTTTTGTTGTTACCGAAGTTTTGAGTGAAACAGAAATAATCGTATCTGGAACATCAGTAAGTGTTGATAAAACTTTGCTTGATTCTAATTTTAATAAAATATACCTAGAAGAAGCTCAACCATATGCTGGGTATAAAAAAATATCGCTTGTTTCTACCAACCCGGCTAATTTAAACGATAAGAACATTGTGTTTGATTCTGCAAATCAATTTGAAAAAATTGGAGAAATTGGCGGTGTTTCTTTGTTGGCAATGTCTAAACTTGCATTTGATACAGCAATTAATAAAGGCGTTGATGCCTATAAATATAACACGGGACTTGTTGCAGAAGCTAACAGAATTGTGTACGGAGATCCACGAGATAACACTACTTACCCGGGAGTTGCTGCGGCTGGTGCAGAAATTTTTATTAAAGCTCCACTTGTTAAAAGAATTGAAGTATCAATTAGTGTAAGAGTGAAAACCGGTATTCCGTTTACTACAATTGTTGAAGAGGTAAGAAATTCGGTAGCAGCGTTGATTAACTCAAATCCAGTAGGCCAGTCTATTCCTATTTCTAATGTCATAAGCACAGTAGGAGCAATTATCGGTGTTCAAGCAGTTGCAATAGGTTCTCCACAATACGATACGCAAAACGATGTAATCAGAGTAAATGCTGGTGAAAAATCTTTAATATTAGATATTATATCTGATATTACTGTTGCAAAAATTGAGTAAATATGGCCACGAAAGAAGACGAGTACAAGAAACTTAGGTCCTATTTAAACAAGTCGATCAGAGGAAAAAATACTGACGCAATCCTCAAATCCCTGGCTACAGGGCCTGTTCATTTAATCAATAATGTTGAAGCCGTTAATGATTCTCTTTATATTGTATCTGCAAAAGAAAATTTACTCGACCAAAGACTAGGGGATAAAGGGGTCGTAAGACCTCCTGAGGTCGGTTTGTCGGACGAGGTTTTTCGTGAGATTGGTATCGAAATAACGACCAGAAAGCAGGTAAGAGATTTAATTCACCAATTACTAAGAATTCTTTATGGCGAAATATTCACAAGAGCTACTTCTCCATCTTTTGAGTTTGAGCCTTATGCTTTAGAAAATGGAGATAATTTAATATTGCTATTTGATGATTCTGAACCTGTTGAGGTGACTTTTTCTTCAACTCAATTTCAAAACATTAACGCAGCTTCTGCTCAAGAAGTATCAGATGCTATTACTAAATCTATCAGAAAAGCAGGAAGAACTGGAGCAGCTTTTTTAAGAGAAGAAAACGGCAATAATAAAGTAGTTCTCATATCTTCTACAGACGGCCCTTCTTCTAGTGTAAGAGTTCTTGGAGGAAAGGCTCAAAATGTATTAAAATTTGATAAAATACGGCCAACCTCGGCTGATTCCACCACCCAATGGACTCTTGCACAAGAGGCCGGAGGGTCAATAAAAGCTACATGGACAGGAGGAGCAGATCCAGCTCTGGGAAGAGTAAAAGTAGGTGACTATGTCAATATCTATGGTTCTGCATTTGATCTAGTTAATAGAGGTACTTTTAACATAGTAGCAGCACAGGGCGGAAATATAGGAGAGGCCTATATTGAATATGAAAATCCGAATGGTATTCCTCAAACCACTTTGCAAGGCACTGCTGATGCTATTTTATTTTTTAATGCTCAAAAAAGAATTTTAACAACAAACGAAAGATATGCAGCGGCATTTCAAACTTCTCCAAGAACAATTGAAGTTTTTATGCCAGCTACTACAAAAATTGTAAGAAGAGATAGAAAAGGTGCTGCTCACATATATGGAGACAATACTCCTTCTTTGACTAATCAAAACGGCCCGTATGCATACGATATAACCGTAGGATATACAATAAGTGATAAAGCGGCACTTACTACGGAATCTTTAAATGTTAATAGTGATGCAATATTATTTGTTGATGATGC